CAATCCATCCGATGATGGCGATTGATGCCACTCGTTTACCAAGAGGTGCCAAGCCAGAAGTCAGACCAGGCAAAATGGTATTGACCAACGGAGATCCTAGAGAAGTACTTCAGCCATTTAACTTTGGTCAGGTTAACCAAATTACATTTGCACAAGCCGGCGCATTACAACAAATGGTTCAACAGGCAACAGGTGCTGTTGATTCAGCAGGTATTGCCGGTAGTGTTAACGGAGAGCGGACGGCGGCAGGAATCAGTATGTCGCTCGGTGCTTTGATAAAGCGACACAAGCGAACATTGATTAACTTTCAACAGTCTTTTTTGATTCCGTTCGTTAAGAAAGCCGCACACCGGTATATGCAGTTTGATCCTGAGAACTACCCTGTAGCGGATTACAAGTTCAATGCTAGTAGTACATTAGGCATCATTGCTAGAGAGTACGAAGTTACCCAGCTAGTACAGCTATTGCAGACAATGGGTAAAGATTCACCGCTGTATACAACTTTGATTCAATCGGTTGTAGATAACATGAACCTCTCTAACCGTGAGGAACTGCTTGCGGCAATGACTCAGGCAATGCAACCCAACCCTCAAGCACAGCAAATGGCTATGGCAGCACAACAAGCACAGTTGCAGTTTCAAGAGTCACAAACTGCGGCCCTTTCTGCACAGGCACAAGAGTCTGCGGCTAGAGCGCAAAAGCTTGCGGCTGAGGCGGCTGTGGTTCCGCAAGAGCTTGAGATTGACAGAATCAATGCCGTTACTAGAAACTTGCGTGAAGGCAATGAAGATGACAAAGAGTTTGAGCGTCGTATGAAGATTGCCGATACATTGCTAAAAGAGAAACAAATCCAAGGAAAAGAGAATGCTAACCGACAGAGAGTTTCAACTGATACTCAACAAGTTCCACGCTCAAATAGAGCCGTTACGACGCCAAGTCCAAGAACTCCAGGCCAAGGTGGAGGCATTAACTGATGGCGAAGAAGCATCCAAGCCTAGAACGCGCAGGCGTAAGCGGATTCAACAAACCGAAGAGAACGCCCAACCACCCCACTAAAAAGTTTGTTGTGGTGGCAAAGCAAGGCGATAAGATCAAGACGATCCGGTTTGGTGATGCCAAAATGAAGATTAAAAAGAATCAGCCAGATCGCAGAAAATCCTTTCGTGCGCGCCATAAGTGCGATACAAATCCTCCAAGTAAACTAACTGCACGATACTGGTCGTGTAAGAATTGGTGAAACTATGAAAGTAAAAGCGCCTGATGGTTATCACTGGATGAAAAAAGGCAAAGAGTATAAGTTGATGAAAGACCCTGCGGGTGGTTACAAGCCTCACAAGGGTGCATCTAAGTCAGCAGACTTTGCAGTTCAAAAGGTTCACGGAGGCAAGAAATGAAAGACCAAGACCACACGGTTAGCTATATGCCAATTGAGTATTACGCTATGTGCGAATCGTCTAAGCGTCGAATCAAAGAAATGCAAGCGCAAGGCATTCCTACTCGGTTTGATCCCAAAGACAAACCAGAAGACGTAGGTAAGATGGAATCATTTACTGTAATGATGGTTAGTAAATAACCCAAGGAGATAGCTATGTATCATGGATCAGCAAAGCCAAAGAAAAAGAAAAAGAAAAAGGTTAAGAAGTAATGCCTAGGCGAAAGGGCAAGGGTTATAGCCCTGCACAAAAAAAGATTGCTCGCGTTGCAGCCCCTAGGGACAAAATTACGGGAGCAGATTTTAAGGGGTTACGTCGTGCCAAGAAAAAAAAGTAAACCCAAAAAGAAAAGCACCATACCCGCTAATGTAAAGAATAAAGCGCTTTACTCGCGGGTAAAGGCTGAAGCTAAACGTAAATTTGATGTCTATCCGTCGGCTTACGCAAACGCCTGGTTAGTTAGAACCTATAAGAAACGTGGTGGTACTTATGGCTAAACCTAAAGGTGGTTTGACCAAATGGTTCAAAGAGGAATGGGTTGACATCAAAACCGGAAAGCCGTGCGGTCGCAAAAATGCAAAGCGATCTCGCCGTCCTTATCCTGCGTGTAGGCCAAAAACTGTTGCTGCAAAGATGACTAAGGCAGAAAAAGCAACTGCGGCAAGAAAAAAAACAGGGCCAAAACGGGTAAAGTACGCAGTTACTGCTTCAGGGCGCAGACGTAAATCAACCAAAAAAGCCTGACATTTTGCAAAAACCGTGCTACAAGGCACCTAATCAATGAAAGAGAGATAGGAATTATGACACCTGAACTTGAGGAGTACTTTAACAACTACAACGAACTGTTTAACCATGCGGGTTTTAAGCAGTTAATTGAAGAACTGGCTAACAATGCAAGGCAATTAGCAGACCTTCAAACCGTTAAAGATTCAGAGGAGTTGTTCTATCGTAAAGGCCAAGTTGCCGCTTTAGCTACAGTAATCAACATGGAAGCAACGATTGCTGCAGCGCGAGACCAAGCCGATGCGGAAGGACAAGAAGAGTTAGATGTATAAGATATATGACTTTCGCTGTGAGTGTGGTCATGTATTTGAAAGAATGGTACGCAGTGGAGAGACAGTCAGTAGGTGCGACTGTGGCTTAACTGCTATCAAAATGCTGTCAGCACCTAAGTGCGTACTCGACGGTCATAGTGGGGACTTTCCAGGTCGCCACATGAAGTGGATACGGGAACACGAAGAAGCTGGCAGAAAACGTAAATCTCCAAACGGAGTTTAATATGTCTAGAGCAACGATTGTTGACACGCACCTTGAAGAGGAGAATGCGAGCAACATCGAAAACGAAGTCCAAGAGACTCAAGAAGCGGAGGCAGAGCAATCTGCTGATGTGGTTGAGCAGACTCAAGACGCGGTAGAGGCTGACACTGACGACGATATTCCAGAGCAATACCGAGGTAAATCTCTGAAAGAAGTTGTTCAGATGCACCAAGAAGTTGAAAAGGTGATGAGTCGGCACTCTAACGAGGTCGGTGAGCTTCGTAAGATAGTGGATGAGTACATTACGGCTCAAACACCATCGCCAGCACCTCAACAGAATGTTGAGCCTGAAAGCGATATTGATTATTTTACGGATCCACAAGGAGCTGTTAACAGAGCAATTGAGAATCATCCTAAGATTAGAGAGGCTGAAAGATACACTGAGGACTACAAAAAGCAAGCAGCGTTAGCGACATTGGGTAACAAACACCCAGATATGCAAACAATTCTTGCTGATCCAAAGTTCGCAGAGTGGATTAAAGCATCAAAGATTAGGACTCAATTATTTGTAGAAGCCGACCAACAGTACAATGCTGACGCGGCTGATGAACTCTTTTCTCTCTGGAAGGAAAGAAAGGTAGTTGCACAGCAGACCGCAAATGTTGAAAAACAGGTGCGTAAGCAACAACTCAAGGCGGCTAATACAGGTAAGGCTAGAGGCAGTGCCGAGTCAACCGCAAGAAAACAGTATCGCAGGGCCGACATCATTAAACTGATGAAAACTGACCCCGAGCGTTACCAAGCCCTGTCAGGTGAAATCCTTCAGGCATACGCAGAGGGTCGAGTCAAATAATCTGAAAGGAGATTGACATGGCTACTGCAACTTACCCTGGAAGCGGGGGTTTTACCGCTAAAACTGAAGCAGATACTTTTATCCCCGAAATTTGGTCGGATGAAATTATCGCCGCTTATCAAAAGAACCTGAAAATGGTTCCGCTGGTCAGAAAGCTTGCTATGACAGGCAAGAAAGGCGACAAGCTTCACATTCCTAAGCCCGTTCGTGGCGACGCAAATGCTAAGGCCGCTGACACAGCAGTCACTATCATTGCAAATACCGAAAGCGAACTTCAGATTGACATTACTCGTCACTTTGAATATTCGCGTCTAATTGAAGACATTGTTGAAGTACAGGCGCTTTCTAGCCTCCGTCAGTTCTATACTGAAGATGCTGGTTATGCGTTGTCCGTACAGGTTGACAATGACCTTCATGCAGCCGGTACTGGCTTTGGTGACGGTGGTGCAGTTGTCTTTAGCCCAGCGGCTACGGACTATCAGCACACTGGCTGTTTCTTTAACGACAATGGAACAACAACTCAGTACACCGATGACACTATTGTGCCAACACAAGACGTGTTTACTGATGCTTTCTTCCGCGACATGATCCAGAAGCTTGATGACAACAACGTACCTATGGACGGACGTTCGCTTGTTATCCCACCTTCGGTTCGTAACACCATTATGGGTATCGACCGATACGTGTCTTCTGACTTTGTGACAGGACAAGTCGTTAACTCTGGCCTAATCGGTAACTTGTACGGTGTAGACATTTATGTCTCAGCTAACTGCCGTACTATCGAAGCGGCAGCTGATAACACGGCTGGATCTGCTGATACACGTGCGGCACTTTTGTTCCACACTGACGCTATCGTTATGGCAGAGCAGATGAGTGTTCGTTCACAAACTCAGTACAAGCAAGAGTATTTATCTACTCTGTATACCGCCGACACCCTATACGGTGTTCAGGTATATCGTCCTGAAGCTGGTTTCGTACTCGCAATCGCTGAGTAATGATACCTGGCCCCCTTCGGGGGGCTTTTCTTCTTTGTACATAATTCTGCTATAGGAACCTCAGATGTCTAACTACTCTAAAACCACAGACTTTGAAGCCAAGGATTCGTTGCCTACTGGTGATTCAGGAAAAATTATTCGGGGTTCTGAATTTGAAACCGAGTTCGATGCGATCTCTACAGCTATTGCGACTAAAGCAGATACGGCAGGGCCTACGTTTACGGGGACTCTGACCTTTGAAACCATTTCCGATGGCACTATTAACGTCACAGCCTTTGTCGATGAAGACAATATGGCGTCTAACAGTGCAACCTTGGTTCCTACACAGCAGTCCGTAAAAGCCTACGTTGACTCACAACTCACAGCACAAGACCTAGACTTCCAAGCTGACTCTGGTGGTGCGCTTAGTATCGATCTAGACAGCGAAACCATGACCTTTACAGGTGGTACAGGTATTGATACGTCTGGCTCAGGTAACGCTGTTACCTTTGCTATTGACTCTACCGTTGCCACACTGACCGGCTTACAAACACTAACCAACAAAACGCTTACATCTCCTGATGTAAACACCCCAGACATTGACGGCGGGACTATCGACGGCACGACTATCGGTGGGACTACTCCTGCGGCAGGTAACTTTACCACAGGCTCGTTTACTGGAAACGTGTCTTTCGGCGACAACGACAAGGCTGTGTTTGGCGCTAGTAATGACCTACAGATTTTCCATGATGGTTCGGCTAGTTTTATTTCAGACCAAGGTACTGGCAATTTAAAAATATTAGCTACCGATTTGCAGATCAGAAATGCGGGAGACACTGGCACATTATTGACTGCTGTAGATGGTGGTGCCGTAACCCTTAAATTTAACAGTAACACAAAGCTTGTTACGACAAATACAGGCATTGATGTAACAGGAACTGTAGAGTTTGATGGCTTGTCTGGCACAGGCTCAGTTAGCGTTACAGACATTCTTGACCAAGACGATATGTCTAGCAACAGTGCTACGGCATTAGCTACTCAACAGTCGATCAAAGCGTATGTAGATTCTCAGGTTGCTACAGCAGACACATTATCTGAAGTTTTGGCTAACGGTAACACCACTGGCGGCACCAACATTGTATTTGGTGATAGCTCCGGTGCATCGGATGATCGTTTGGTATTTGGCGCAGGTTCTGACCTACAGATTTACCATGATGGGTCTAATAGTCGCATTCATGACGCTGGCACTGGTGTTTTGTTGCTTCAGACAGATGGCACAGGCATTCAGATGAAATCTGATGGCTCAGAAAGCATTGCTGACTTCAATAAAAACGGTGGCGTTAATCTTTACTACGACAATAGTAATAAGCTATCTACAACCTCCACAGGCATCCAAGTCACTGGTGGTATTAGTAATGCGTCTGGTGATCTGACGCTAGATGTCGTAGGAGACATTGTTTTTGATGCAGACGGTGGCGATTTTAGATTCAAAGACGCTGGTACTCAGCAGTTCATTCTTGATTTAGATGATTCCACAAACTCTGTAATTCTTCGCTCTAGCACAGCAGACGGAGACATGATTTTTCAAGGGAACGACGGTGGGTCAAATATCACAGCGTTGACTCTTGATATGTCTAATGGAGGAAGTGCAACCTTTAACAAAGATATATTGATGGGAGATGGTAACCCTATCCGTATGGGTGACTCTCAAGATCTAAGAATCTTTTATAGCGGTTCTTCTATCATCCAAGATGTAACGCAAGATTCGGACATAGTGTTCAAAGGCAATGATGGCGGTAGCACTATTACAGCCCTCACCCTTGACATGTCAGCGGCAGGTGCGGCTACGTTCAATGGAAACCTGACCGTCAATGGCGCTGATGTAACGATAACATCAAACATTCTTCATTCTGGTGATGGCAATACATTTTTCGGATTTCCATCTGACGACGCCTTCAGAATTGTTACTGCTGGCTCCGAAGCATTAAGAGTTGACTCTTCTCAAAACGTAGGTATCGGCACTAGCACAGTGCATGCAGACTTACACTTAGGCGCGGCCAGTCCACATATCGACATCGGCCCGTCATCAGGCAACAGAGGCAAGGTTGGCTTTGACAGCAACAATGTTTATATCGGCTCTACGTCTGGCACTGGCGAAATACACTTCAAGAACAACATAGGCTCAACCGACGCACCGCATTCTTCTGGTGATACTAAGATGGTCATTGCTGATTCGGGCGTAGGTATCGGCACTACCTCTATTGGCTCTTCTACAAAATTACAAGTAGCTGGCAGAGGTTTGTTTACAGATGGCTTGCCTGACCCTGCTGACGGCTCACCAGCTGGTGTAGCAATTGGATACAACACAACTAGCGGCTATGGTTTTATTCAAGCAATACAAACAGGCGTAGCTAATAAAGACTTGTACCTACAACCAAGTGGCTCTAACAATGTCATTATAGCTAACGCAGGCGGTAACGTAGGTATTGCCACTAATTCTCCAACAGCCCGCACCGACATCCGTGGAGCTAACCCAGCAGTTCATAGCCGTGGTCAAATTTACATTTCAAATACAGAAACGGCGGCAATTAATCAAGGCAGTCAAATTAGTTTTGGTGCGACTTACTCAGGCACTACTCAGTCATTTGTGGCGAGTGTTGCAGGACGCAAAGAAAACGCAACCTCTGGAGACTATGCTGGTTACTTACAGTTTTCTACTCGAGTAAATGGCGGTAACAATGTAGAGCGTGCCCGCATTGATTCGAGTGGCAACTTGCTGGTTGGTAAGACTGTAAACAACACATTTAACGAGGGTTTTGTAGCAAAGGCCGCTGGTGGAGCAAATATAACTTCTGCTGGCGACATTGCTCTTGAATTAAATAGAAGAACGTCAAACGGTACTATCCTTAACTTCCGCAAAGACAACACTACAGTCGGCACAATCGGTGTAGACAGCGGAGACAACTTTTTCATTTCTGCATCAGCCGCTAATCACGCAGGTTTGTATTTTTCCGATGTAGGCATTGCGGCAATGCAAGCAGGCTCTTTAGTAGATGCGGCTGTTGATTTAGGTTCTTCTTCTTACCGATACAAAGACCTCTACCTGTCAGGCGCTTCTAGAAGTCAAAGCACAGTTTTAGAAGACATCATAGCTAAAGACACTAACGGTCTAAACTTGCAGACAAGCAACGGCCAAAAAAAAGTCCTACTTGATAATTCTGGCAACTTGCTGGTTGGTACGACCTCCACAACTGACTCTGCCGTGTTTTCTGTTTTCAGTTCGGGGACGGCGGCATCTTTTAGAACTACTCCAACTACAGCAACAAGTCTTATTATTTTTAGAAATGGAAATGGCTTAGTAGGTTCTATTTCAACAAGCGGCTCTGCAACAGCTTTCAACACTTCATCAGACCAACGCCTCAAAGCCAACATCGTAGATGCACCTTCTGCTTCTGACGACATTGACGCTATCCAAGTACGTTCATTTGACTGGAAAGCTGACGGGGCACACCAGAAATACGGCATGGTTGCTCAGGAATTAGAGGGCGTTGTGCCTGAGGCAGTCACTGGAGACGCTGATTCTGATGAGATGATGGGCGTGGACTACTCAAAGCTAGTGCCTATGCTTGTAAAAGAAATTCAATCACTACGTGCAAGAGTTGCACAACTTGAAGGAGCAAACTAATGGCTACATGGACTATCGCTAACCTCGAACGTAACGTATCAGACGGCGGTGTAACCGTTGCACACTGGCGTGTTACTGAATCTGAAACTGTGGGTGAAGACACTTACACTGCTTCATCTTATGGCACGTGCGGGTTTACACCTGACGCTTCTGCTTCTGACTTTATTGCTTACGCTGACCTCACAGAATCTACTGTATTGGGTTGGGTACACGCAGATGTAGATAAGGATGCTACTGAAGCGGCATTAACAGCTAACATCGCAGAGCAAAAGACACCAACATCTGCTGATGGCATGCCGTGGTAAACAGTGCAAAAAAATGTTTATGGATATTGTTGATTAGTTTTGTTAGTTCGGTTGCTGCACAAACCACTGAGCCAGAAGTTGATCCTCAGCCAGAAGTAGATCCTCCTCCGGTTAGAACAGATGAATCTGAGGAAAATGGCAACGAGGTTCCTGACAATGGCCCAGGCAACGGAACTGAGATTGAGGGTGACTTAAACACGTCAAACTCAAATAACAACAATGTCACTAAAACATTTAACGGTGCGGGGTCTCGGTCTATGCCAGCAAGCACAGCCATAGCCCCCTCGTTAATGAGTAACGGAACACAGTCGTGTCTTAAGTCAATATCAGGCGGTGTTCAGTTAGTTGGTATTGGTTTGTCGTCTGGCATGTATCGCCAGGATGAAGAGTGTAATCGGAGGCTTAATGCGATCACGCTTTCAAATATGGGCATGAAGGTAGCAAGTGTAAGCCTAATGTGCCAAAACGCACAGGTATGGCGAGCTATGTTTATGAGTGCAACTCCCTGTCCAATCATTCGCTCAGGACGTTTGTTGGTAGGAAAAAATGCACTATTAGCCATAAAAAAAAATCCTGAATTATGGATTCCAGATTATGCAGAAGATTCGGAGTTTTACGACAAATTATTAGCTGGGGGTGGTAATGAAGATAACGAGCAAGATTCTAGTGGCGGTAGTCTTAGCGAGCGTTTCCGCTCCACTAAGCGCGACAGAAATTGATGATCTTGTGAACACTTCTCAAAGCATAAGAGACACGTTTGCTTATGGCATCAAAACAATTGCTGGTGGTGCAGCTTACGCTGAAGACGGCTCAATTGCACCGGAAATGGCTAAAGACGGTCACATAAGCGCAGATCAACAAAATGCCTACAACGCGGCAGTTGCTCAGGTTATGGCGGCTACTTATACATACAACCCTGGTGCCG